AAGTGAATGAGATACTACAGAAGAAGGGTGGCATGGCTTAGGTTTTCGTGTTTATGGTGGGGGTAACCTCTGACAGATTAATATATATAAAAGAGGGGATATGATTGAGTTCTTTAAAAAGATACGACCCCAGATTATTCTGGCGATATTTACGCTTGGCCTTGTATCTGTAGTGGCGCTATGTCGGGACGGAGAACAGTATATCGCCGTGGTAACTGGATGTACTGGTGGTATTATTGCCCTCGGAATGAAGTTACTGGACGGGGAATAGTTTTGTCCGATCGGCCAAAACTAGTTTAAACCTATCAGTTTAGGTGGTGTTACATTGATAGTTTATGACTGCAACACTGCAACACTCGGAGTTTAAACTAAATGCGTTCGCGAACGAATAAACGAAAGAAGGGGGTTGAATATGCCGAAGGTAGGTAAGAAACATTATCCGTACACTGCGAAAGGTAAGGCTGCTGCCAAGAAAGCATCCAAGCGCACTGGACAGAAGATGACCAAGAAGAAGAAGTACTAGGTGGATGCGGTAGCGGAGAAGCTATATGATCTGGTGGATTTCCATCCTACTGATCTGCAGGATAAGATACTTGGTTCTGATAAGAGGTTCATCCTTGTGGCAGGGGGCGAGCAGGCTGGTAAGTCGATGGTGGCATCGAAGTTCCCGCTGCAGAGATTCATGCGGCATGAAAGCCCCGGACTGTACTGGCTTGTAGCTGCGGACTATGAGCGTACCCGTGCTGAGTTTGAATATCTATCTGAAGACTTTGCAAAGATCGGGATACTTTCTGAAGTAAGTAAGAGGGTCGATCCCGGCAGGATAGTTCTGGCAGATGGGACACGAATCGAAACCAAGTCAGCCAAAGACCCAAGAACACTTGCAATGCGAGCGCCCAATGGTATCGTTGGCTGTGAAGCGTCACAACTTGATCTGGAAACCTTCTACCGAATGCGGGGAAGGTGCGCCCCGAAAGGCGGGTGGCTGTTCCTTGGTGGGACATTTGAAAGTTCTCTTGGGTGGTATCCTCAGACTTATACGGCGTGGGAGTCGGGGGTAGGGGACGAGCAGAGTTTCTCCCTTCCCAGTTACTCGAACCATCACCTGTATCCCGGTGGGCGTAATGATCCTGAGATAAGAAGACTGGAGTCTGTGGCTAGTGATGATTTCTTTATGGAGAGGATTGAGGGAAAGCCAGTACCGCCTAAAGGACTGGTCTTCAGCGATTTTCGGGCATCAATCCACTCCGGCGAAGTTAATTATGTCCCCGGTGAGCCTGTGCATATTTGGATTGATCCCGGCTACGCTGGCGGTTATGCTCTGGAAGCGGTACAGATCATAGATGATTCCGTCCGTGTGTTTGATGAAATCTACGAAATCGGTCTGGTAACTGAGGAAATCATCGAAAAGGCTATCAGTAAACACTGGTGGAAAGATGTACAGTACGGTGTAATTGATATAGCAGGCTACCAGCATCAGGCTATGCCTGCCCCTGCAGAGATTTGGATGGCTAAAACAGGGCTGTATATGAGTTCTGAGAAGGTCCAGATCAACGATGGGACGGAAAGATTGAAGAGTTTTCTGAAGGTGGACCCTATTAGTGGATACCCTAGGATGCATATTGACCATAAATGTCTGGGCATACTGTCGGAATTTGGTGCAGTACCCAATCCATTCGATGGTCAGACCCGTGCATACACGTGGAAAATGGATTCGTCAGGTGCAATAGTGGGACAAACGCCGGAAGATAAGTATAATCATGGCATAAAAGCTGTGATATATGGTCTTGTAAACCAGTTTGGTTACGGATATGTAGCCAACCGCAATAAGATTATGGTGCGCCATTGGTAGCTAGAACAGCAGATCAAATCTCGAGACTCGTAGATGACCACTATGATTCCACCTATCCCTTCAGGGCTAGGATGCAGGAAGATTATGATCTGTATACCCTTACTGATTACGATGCAGGTGACGGGTATGAGTCATATACGTCCAATGAACCAAGAACCTATGCCGACAAGATAGTCTCATGGCTCTCTGCTGCGGAACTTACGATCCGTATTCCCAACATAGAGGAAACCCGTGAGCGCCGTGAGATGAATGATGCCAAGGAGAAGTTCCTCATAGGAGTTCTCACTGGCGCTGATGAGAGGCTGAGGCGAAGACTTCAGCCCTCTCTCAGAGAGCAGATAGCTTGGTTCATATCTCTCCGTGGATGGTATGCAGGAAGAGCATTACTGCACAAGGACAGTGAGGGAAAGACCCAGATAGATATCACTCCTTGGGATGCCATGCATACTTACTGGTGCGAGGGGGAGGAAGGACTTGACTGGGCATGCTACAAGATTCAGAAGACCAAGGGAGAGGTTCTCTCCCAGTATGGTGTGGAACTTGAAGCACAGGATGATGAACTTCCTGTAGAAGTCTATGACTTCTATGACAGTGAACATAATATTGTCTGCACTGGAGACAGGATTCTGAAGTCCGCCACCGTTCACGGTGCAAACCGTGTTCCTGTATTCATAGGCATGGTTGGACCACAGCCACTCATCCAGAATATAGACAACCAGACCCGCAAGGATACGATTGCCGAATACGGTGAGTCTGTCTTTGCCAGTAACAGGGGACTGTACGAGAACCACAACTTCATTATGTCTGTCATGATGGAGATGGTTTCCCGATCTAGGAAGCAGGGAATCAAGATCATGTCCAGAGATGGACAGAAGACCCTTGATGAAGACCCTTACAAGGCAGGGGCCGAGGTCGCTCTTGGTCAGGGTGAGGATGTTCAGCCTCTGGGACTCATGGAAGTAGCCAAGGAGACTGGTGCGTTCATGGGCCTTGTTGCAGGGGAACTACAGCGTGGTGCTATTCCCCACTCGGTATATGGTGACCTGCAGTTCCAGCTATCGGGATTCGCAATCAATACTCTCAGGCAGGGTATAGATACAATCCTCTCGCCTAGGATCACGGCTATGGAAGATGCCTACACACAGATAACACTTCTTATCTGTGATCAGTATGGCAGTGGTTCTTATGACCCGATAAGTGTTTCAGGCAGGGATAAGAACAGGATGTATTTCTCGGAGACAGTAGAGCCTGATGCTATCCATATGGCAGGAATGCCTGAGATCAGGATAGTCAGCCAGTTGCCTGAAGATGATATGTCCCGCATGTCTATGGCACAGATGGCAAGAGAAGGCCCAACCCCGTTACTATCAGATATATATGTACGAGATAAGATACTCGGACTACAGGATGCAGACTCAATAGAAGACTCTATCAAGGAGCAGATGGCTGAAAGAATGCTGCCTGAAGCCTCCCTGTGGACAATACTGTCTGCTACTGAAAATAGGGGTCGCCCCGATCTGGCACAGTTCTACTACGGTGAGCTTATGTATCTACTTCAACAGAAGCAGATGATGAGAATGCAGAGTATGATGCCACAAGCGGGGCCATCTCCAAACGGTAGTACTCCAGTACCCGGAGGGGGTGGTCCCCCAACTGCAAATCCTGCGGTTATGCCCAATGCAATGATGGGCGTACCCCCGCCTATGCCCACCCCACAGGGTGGACCTAATGTTCCACCCGGATCACCACGCCCTAACGGACAGGGTGATGAAGAGACTCTGAGGAGACTTGGGCTTGCCGGACCTAGGGGTGGATAATGTGGGAAGTATACGGACGTAAAAGCGGAAATATTGTCAGGTCAAGTTATTCCTCTAGTGGAAATGTAGAGGATGAATTTTTATTTGAGAATCCCGTAGTCCATAACCAGAAAAACTACAAGCAGTGGAAGAAGTCTTTAACTGATATTGAGAAAGAAGTAGAGGCTATTGTAAGGCCACCTGTAACAATGGGTGGTGAGTTAGACCCTACTACTGGGGGACAGTACTATACTGGTGAGCCAGTAGAAACTCAAGCACAGGCGGTAGCTAGAATAGCTGGTTCACAACCTCTTGACCCAACAAAAGTTTTTGGATCAACCGATCCATTTCCTCAACCTGAACAAGACCCGCTTATTTCTCTCGATCCGATTGCAGATGTTAAGAAGGCTATTGAGACTATTGCCAGTATTCCTGAAGTTGTAAAACAGGCTCCTGCTGAATTACAGCAAATAATACAGACACGAGCACCACAAGCCGAAACATATATTGGCCCTCCCAGTGAGGTTGAAGACTTGTTGATGACTGCCGGACCATACCAACCACCACCATCAGACGATACGATATTAAAAGCAGGAGTACCAGATTTAACAAAGATTAAAATTCCCGGAGTGGATTGGTCTCAGGAAAAGGTGGTCAGAGAGACTATTGACTACTTCTTCAGTCTGAATGTACAAGAACGTCATGAGTGGCTTAAGAATATAGGCGAAACACATTCAAATATTATTAAGCAAATCCAAGGTATGGAAGAGGGTGATCAGTGGGGGTCTTCAGTAGGTCTTATCAATCCAACGTTTAAGTCATGGACAGGTACTCGTGATAAGTTTCTAAACGCATATAATGAGGCAATCAATTATGAGCCACCTATTATTGGTATAGGTGGTGGTGGTCAAGATGGCGATGGTGGGACAGGAAGAAGGCCCATATACAAGCCTATTGAACAATTAGGGTGGCGTGATTCCTATCAAGGATTTGCAAATCAGCACTCTCTGGATAGTCCGGGTGAATATAAGTGGGTTATTGAACAGGGGCTATCTAATAATCCACTCTTACGTACAGCACAGACTCAATTCTTAGCACAGAGTGATTATGATGTGAATACAACAGATGAGGAATTAAAGAACTTACATCTGGCTAATGTTCAGCGTGGTTTTGTACCTGAGACTACTGGTAATCCATATTTATCTTTTCTAGAAACATATACACCTCTTCAGGGACAGGACTTAATCAATACTATTGATAGTATTATTACTGATATTAATGCTCCAGCAGGCACAATTGATCAGAATGAAACCAAGCGATTAATGCGCCAGATGAGATTTGGGATTTCTGATCAGGCAGAGCAAACACAGCAGCAATTGGTGGCATTACCAATACTAGAACATACATCACCTGCTTTAAGAAATGAGATTGCTAGTGTATTATCATCATTACATAGCAACTGGATGATGAGTTCTGATAGAAGAGCAGGCGAGAACTGGTTAGAATATGCTAGAGAAAGAGATTTCTTTGGAATGGTCCCCAAGGATTTACTGAGTAAGTAGGAGCTAATAATGGCAACACCTATAGAAAATATGTTAGCTGGATATGATCCGGGAGCAGATGTTCCATTAGGAACAACATATGATTATTGGTTACGTAATGCTCTTGGTGGTAGTCCTTTATCCTACCAATATGGTCAGTCGATGGCCCCTTGGCAGGCACTGCAGTATCTAAGTGCGCCAATGGCTACAACTGCTGGAAATTTCCAAAATTATATTCCTGCAGCATCAGATATTACTAATCCATTTATGTCATGGCTTAAAGGGCCATCTTCTCCCACTGACTTTACACAGATATTGACACCCGGACGTGCCCCTATGGGACTTGCTTCTCCACTAGATGCACAAGGATGGATGAATCGTGCAATGGATGTTAGCCAAGCAATGGCTTCTGGCAATCCAATGGGTATTCAGCCTGAACTTCGAGAGGAAATGCTTACCAGATTTGGTGCTGGTAATGAAGCATCAGCAGAAAGACAAAGACAACTGGCATATGCCCCCATTATGACAGGGGTATCGCAAGCTCTTAGGGGAGAGGTTGGTAATGTTCTTCAACGCATGTTTCAAAACTGGCAGGTTGAAAGGACTGATCCAACACAAGAATTTTTAGATTATGCTATGCAAAGAGGAACAGGAACTGGTAGAGGACTCTGGCAAAGATTTGGATTAACGCCTCCCGGTACGGCTACTGATGACACTCCTACAGCTAGATATGCAACTTAAATGGTTGATACAGCAAATCCTTTCTCAGCATGGTTAGGGGATCAAGAAAATCCCTATATGGAACTTCTTGGGGAAGCACCTCAAGCAGCATATTACAGTTATCAGTCTGACTGGGCTTCTCCTAATCAGCAGCAGTATTATCAGAACCAGTTCCAGAATATATATAACCAGTATCTAGGTTCTCTTGGCGCATCCTTAAGACAGGGTGCTGAAGGAGGAGAGGGCGCACCAACAGTAGCAGAAGCTATATCGCCAACCTTTACGGATTATCTTGGAAACTACGATTGGACAAATAGATATACATCGTTACCACCTGCTATGCGTGGAGACTTTACATCCCAGTTTAATCCCCGTACAAGACAAATATATTTCTAGGAGGGAACCGTGGTAACCTCTCGGCTCTCCGACTTTCGGGAATTTCTCGAAAGAAATATAAGGTCTGAAATCAGTGAGACTGGCGACCTACTTACTGCTCAACAATGGACTCCCTTCTGGGGCAGCGTTGGCAATACCTTTGATACTTTTTTAGAGACTTTTGCTGCAGGCAATAAACCTCTATATCACACCTCTCAAGTTTTAGATAAGATCAATCGTCCGTGGGCAGAGCCACGGCGTACAGGCTTCTGGGATATTCCTCCTGAGAAATATCAACGTCCAGAGATGGTAGTTGGCACTACTCTTGTCTCAAATCCTGAGCATGTTCAATTTAGTGATAGTTCAACTATAGGTAGTCAACAAAAGATAAATGCTGGTTTATCGTTATTTAACTCAGACTATGAAACTCTGATACGTGAAGGGAAAAAAAATCCTGAACTTATATTAGATGGAAGTAATGTTAGAACACAGGATTTGATTGATAAGCTACAAAGTGAAAATGTAGCAACTCCTGAGTTCTTAGAGCCTTTGATAGAAAGAAGAAAAACAGATAGCAGAACGATTGTTAATCTTCCTAAACAATGGGCAGCCAGTACTAATGAAAGGAAACGACGCTGGTATCAAG